TTGGTAGAAAAAAAACATGACGAAGTCTCTCAGTTGTGTGGGGATTTTTTTTTATTCAAAATTTTTCCTGATCGTAACTAAAAAAGTCGTTTTAAAAAAGAGTTTCAAAAATCCGGCTCTTAAAAAAAGTGCCACAAAGTTTAACAAACTTTCCTCGTCTTTTTGTGCGTCTTTTTGTGCGTCTTTTTCCTCGTCTTTTCTTAGTCTTTTTCTTAGTCTTTTCTTAGTCTTTTCTTAGTCTTTTTGTGCGTCTTTTGAAATCTTTCTTAAAAATTGAAACTAATTAAAAAAACAGTATATAAGAATATAGGTGCGTGAGATGACAGATTTCTTAATACGATTTGCTGGATTAGGTGCTAGTTCAATAATAGCACAATTAAGACAGACAGATACAACACACAGAGAATTACTTGATCCATTATGTACAATATTTAAAATGATAGTTCTTAAGTATAAGGATGCAGGTACAAGAATTAGTGTTAAATCAGACACTATTTTTATTCAAGATGATTGGGTACTATTAGGATGTCAAAGATGGATGAACAATGATAATAGAGATGATGTAAATCAATTGTTATTACCAATACTATATTTTAAGGGCATAACTTGTGGGTATGTAAATATAGAAAATTTTACAATAAGTAGAAGTGTATTGGATCTTTTAAGAAAAGAAGCAATTGAAGGACTAGAAATGTTAAAAGAAACATATCAAAAATCAAAAAAGAATGGATCAATGGTTATTCATTGTATAATGGAATATATTGAAATACTTTCAACAGATTACTCTAAAGATCACTATTTCACTAAATTATCAAAGATAGATAAAAACGATTCAATGTTTATATTGTATAAAGAGTTTAATAAAATATGGTCTCTTAATGATATTGATCTTCTTGTTGCAGTTATATCACGAATAAATAGCAATACAGAACAACATATTAGAAGTATGATGTCGATTGCATTAGATAAATTGGTTGATGCAATGGATAAGAAGATTGATACATTTAGACCATAACTAATAATTGAAACTTATTGCCATCAACAAATCGAATAGTCTTATAGTCTCTCATATTGATCCTACTGGTCTGTCATTTTAAGTCTAATATATTTTCATTTTAATTAAATATACAATGTCTTTAATACAACTTGGTAAAGCCTGTGGTACTGATAAGTATGAACATGGGTTTTTACCGTTATATGATAGTTTATTTGAGTCATTTAAAAACAGCGATATATTTTTTTTGGAAATTGGTGTCTTTTTTGGATCGAGTATTAAAATGTGGTCAACATATTTTCCGAATGGAATTATTTATGGCATAGATAGTTTTGCTGGAAAACAAGGAAATGGCAATTATTTTGAAAACGCTGATAAATTTTATAATGAGTGGCTACAATATAAATCTAATATAGAATTATTCAAAGTCGATCAATCAGTTGAAGGAGAAGTTATTTTATTTACACAAATGTGTAAGGAGAAAAATATTAAGTTTAAAGTCATTTTAGATGATGGTAGTCATTTAATGTATGATCAACAATTGACATTTAATTACTTATTTGAACTGCTTGATGATGATGGATTCTACATTATTGAAGATACTCATACATGTGATCAGGCTGGGTATGATGTTATGCCCAATAAGTTGAATTCAACTAAAAATTGTTTTAAAACAAACACGTTTACAAGCGTATATAATTTTTCACAAAGTAACCATATTAATTTTAAGTCGGCAATAAATTATGAAATTAAACCACACTCACAAACCATGGTAATACGACCATAGAATCAATGCATTTGTCTCTATCTTAATTCCATCCAGTTGCCCACACAATTTATGGTATTTATGGTATTTATTGTATTTATGAACATCCTTTAAAAGACTTTCTATGAAATTCACTCGAACCATATTTTATTATAGCATCTGTATGCTCTTTAGTTCCATAACCATTATTACTCAATAATCCATAACGTTCGTCGAGGTATGGATATTTCGAAACTAAATCTTCTATATGTCTGTCATGTTCTACTTTGGCAATAATAGACGCCGCCGCTATTCCGTAGTATGTTGAATCTCCTTTTATCACAGTTTTTACTTCATAGTTAGTGTAATTTTCAATAGGAGGTAATGCCTTAAAGTAATTGCCATCAACAATAATAGTATCTGGGCAAATATTTATGCCTAATATTGCACGATGCATTGTATCCATCCAAATTTTTCCTAAACCGTATTTATCAATATCTTCTGCTTCTCCATATGCTGAATTCCATGCTATAGCATGTTTAATCACAAAATCATATGCTTCTTCTCTATTTCTCTTTGCATTTACGCCAGTAAATTTCTTTGAATCTTTTACAAGTCTTTTTACTTCATTTGTTTCAAAACCCTCAGGCCATATACAAGCTCCACAATAAATTCGACCAATAAGAGATCCTCTTCCAGCTTCATCACAACAAACTTCTAAGTTTCCCGAAATGTCTATCGTTTTCATATTCTATTAGTCTATTAGTCTATTAAAAAGTAATTAAACAATTTTTTATTTATTAAAATACAATTACTTTTTAATAGACTAATAGGCTAATTCTGATTATACACAGACACACATTCAATTATATACATCAATGGGTAAAATTTATGATCAGGTATTACCAGTCCTCCAATTGGATGGAGATTGTGGTGGTAATTTTTATTGTTTGTGCAATGGAAATATATTATGTGAGGCTTTAGGAGATGGAACTGGATTAACCTTGTTTTTATTTAATGCCATACCATAGTATACTAAGACCATTTCTCCTTTACTTTGTAAAAATACTTAAAAATAAATTTTATTAATTAGTCATTTTAAATGACTACTTATCACAATAATAATGAGAATATTTTCAAGATATTTGAAAGAGTAATTCCAATGGAAAATGTCACACAAATGTATTATGAGAATGTTAATTATTGCAAATCTGGCAAAGAAAATCCACTTTATGCAATTGATGATCTAGATTATGATCAAATTATTAATGATAATGATCAATTGATTTATATTAAGAACATTAAATATTATGTTAATTACGACATTTGTGACGATTATACATGTGACCAATGTCAAAAACAGATCGAATGCGATCAACGTTATCACAAATACACAGAAAACACAGAGGTAGAAGATTTTGATTTATGTCGTGATTGTTATGATAAATTAATCTACAGTGAAAAAAACAAGTACTTTTCTAATTTTCGTTTTGGCGATTGTTACAATAAACTAAATCGTGAACGTACGGTCATGGATTGTAGTACATTCTACAAAATCTATTTCAAGAATGAAAATGGAGAGGATAAAGTCTTCTGTTATCATGCATGTTGTTGTTTACATGATAATAGAAGACTTCTTGGAGATGATGAAAAGAAGAATCAAGAATTAATTGACTTCTTAAGGAAAGAATGTATCTATAATGTTGATGATCAGTTATCTTTCAAAAAAATTAATAATGATAGTCAATTTCCAAATACAATGTCTTTTTAGGCATTCCATTAGTATTCCATTAGTATTCCATTAGTAGTACTTTAGTAGTATTTTTTATTATTATAAAGTATATAAAGTATATAGAATGTTACTAAATTTAAATATTACGTCAACTAGGAATCTTCTTCGTGAAAATCTTTTACATATGAATGAAGAATTTAAAGGATATGAGTTATTAATATTTCTCTCAAATCTTGGTCTTATAATAGATCGTAAGCATATTTCAAACAATGCATTATATAAATTATCAGGACGTTGTAATGATAGTAGCATTGATATTGAAAATTTATCAGGGGTATGTATTAATAGAATACACATTGATAGTGCTGATAGTGCTGATAGTGCTGATTTATATGGAGGACAGTATTCTCAAAGTGATGAAATGAGCAAATCATTGCTCGAATATGTAAGCAATGAATTAAATCTTGGTCAAGTTCCTGTCAAAAGAGACAATGATTGGTGGTGTTTAAATCATGGAGAAGATCAATTGTGGGTAAAATTTACTATTAACGCAGAAAGCGACTCAAGTGACGAAAAAACTATAAACATTGTATTAAAAAAACATGGAAACATAATAGATAATGAAACTTTTACATTTGTTGATAATGAAGAAATTAAAGAACATGTAGTTGATGAAGGCCTATTTGCTTAATTTTCTTAACTCTTTAAGCAAGTGAAAAAAAGAATAATTAAGTAAATAATAAAATAAATTAAAAAGAATAATTAAGTAAATAAAAAGAATAAAATAAATAATACAAAGTATAAATATGACAAATAGAGAGTGCGAACATAAACGATTTACAACAAAATCACAAAAAGGCAAAGTGTATATATTAAAATGCTCTGATTGTAATAATACATTTGAATGCAATCATGAAAATCGTATAAAACATGTAGCAAATGGAATAAATTTATTAAAGCATTATTATTGTGCTAAATGTTATATTTTGCTTTCGTAAAGACTCTCTAAGAAGACTCTCTAAGAAGAGTACAAAAAATAGTATACAAATGAATATTTGACTGGGATTTGTTAAAATCTTTAATAAATCCAGTAATGTGTTCAAGACATTTAACACGAACTGAATTTTCTATATTATACGTTTCAGTCATTAATATATTTAATATTATATACAATAGATCATTACTGTTGTAACCGTCTTTTAAAAATATGTTTACTGTATCTACACATTTTTTTAGATAGGTGCCACTTTTAATATTTTTCGAACAATTTATAAACAATTCTGCTAATATGTCATAAGGTGCAATGTTAAACAAATTATTTAAGCTCTCAAAAGAAACATGTGGCATGTTATTGCATACTTGAAAATAATTCATTGCTTTTCTCATATCACCGTCAGCAATTCGTGCAATAGTTTCATATACTGTATCGTTTATTGTATCATTTATTGTATCATCAGTATTCTTAGTACTTTGCTCAAGTGAATGAATATGTTTTAGTTTAGTAATTATTAGATCATCAGGGATTTTATCTAAACTAATAGGAGTGCATCTGCTTTGTATTGCAGGTAATACATTTGATAATTTATTACAAACAAATATAAATCTGACTCTATTAGATTTATCTTCAATAATTCCTTTTAATGTAAATTGAGCTTTTTCTGTCATACATTCAAAATCATATATCACAATTATCCTTAATTTGTCATCGGGTAACGTTATTTTTTTATTAATGAACGTAATCATATTAAATTTATATGCATCTGTTTTCTTTTTACCTGCTGAATATTCGGATACAGTATCTTTACCTCTATCTATTGATCCATATAGTTCAATAAAATAATTTTCATATCGTTCTCCGAAATATGACTTAAGCATCAATCTTACAAGTGTTTTCTTACCGATTCCATGTTTCTGACCAACAATCATTATGTTTTGACAATTAACATTTTGTAACATAGTACTTAACAGTTCTACACAAACCTCATTACCAATAAAATCATTTAATGTAGTTGGACGATACTTATTATAGTATAATTCCATTATTAATAGATTATTATTATAAGCATTTATTAAAAAAATAATATGGAAACATTTTTGGGTGGGGGACAGCTGTCCCCCATAACCCCCTCGCTTTGAAATATTTTTGGAAAATAATTCTTAATCATCATAAGCATCATAAGCATCATCAGAGTCATCACATCCACATTTGGGATTGTGACCACTTATCTTTTTACCATTTAAAATATAATACTCTTCTCCTTTGTAATAGATTGTTCCACAATCATTATCACATACATCATGATAACATTCTGCTTCTTTCTTATTAATAGGAGGGGATATGGGGAACCTAGGTTCCCCAATAGTGCTAACGGAACATAGATCCTCACCACAATTCGGGTCATGTCCGATTATAGGTTTATTTTCATTCATGTAATATTCTATTTTGCATTTACAACATGTAATTGTTCTACAATTATTACAGCATATGATTTCATTATGTTAAACTGCAAAACAATATGCGCACGTAGTTTTGATATGTTGTTTCGACTGAATATTTCCATATTCAATATTCAAATCAAACTGATTTGATGTATAAGTTATAGTTTCTGATCCATTTGTTATTATAGTACAAGGATCAACATATTGATTAAACACTATTCTAATTGATAAATTATCTAATCGAGAACAATGCAATGAGCTTAACATGTTAAAGTTTCCGTATGGCACCGATCCGTCAATAGGTACATATACTGTATTATCTTTAGTAGTTCCGATAGAATTTAACATTACATTTGATAATTGCATTAACGAGAATCCATTACTCGTTAATGATACAGAAACACATTTCGAAATATCATTAATTGTCGGAAATGTAATATAAAATCCTTCTAATCGACCCTTAATTGGCATTGCACATTCTTGTATTATTGTTGCATTAGTGCCAGTCTTTTCTTTTGATGATATAATTGTTGTAAAATGATTATACAATCTTTCTCTGTATGTAACAGGATTCATAAGATATGCATAAAAATCATTTTTTACGTGATTAACATAGATTTCTTGAAAAATCAATTGAACTTTGTCTCTTGCATGTTCCTCTGCAAGGGGGCTATGGGTGACGGCACGTCCCCCAGCATATTGCAGTTTGACATTAGAACCAGCTGCTTTTGCGAGTGGTATAATTGGAACATCAGTTAACGAATATAATACATACTCTTGTGTGTCTTTTACCAAAAAGAACTTATCCTAAGAAAAGACGACCAAGAAGCCTAAGAAAAGACGAAGAAAAGACGTACAAAAAGACGACCAAAAAGACGAGGAAAGTTTGTTAAACTTTGTGGCACTTTTTTAAGAGCCGGATTTTTGAAACTCTTTTTTAAAACGACTTTTTTAGTTACGATCAGGAAAAATTTTGAATAAAAAAAAATCCCCACACAACTGAGAGACTTCGTCATGTTTTTTTTCTACCAAGGAGGGAGAAAAACATCAAGATTATTCGTAATTTTCACCTCCGCCGTTGATTGTCTTTGGAAAAAAAACATGACAAACTTATTACATGGCAAAGTTTAGTAAGAAAGTTTAACAAAATTGACCGAGAAACGACTGACGTTTCTCGGAAAAAAAACATGAGGAAGTCTCTCAGCCAGTATAACAAAGTATTTAAAATCAAGTACTTAAAATAAGTACTTAATTACTTATTTCCATGCAGAAGAATCGGCAAGACAATCATCAAGAACAATAGTTATCCTTGGATCAACACCTCTGAATTCAGGAAGAGTATTTATGTTTTTCATTAGATCCTGTTGCCTTTTTTGAATTGATTTCATTACTTCCGGAGTATATTCATCATGAATTAACATTGCCGGAACATGTGGAGAAAATGTTTTATTATACATATCTGTTGGGGATATTACAGTAACTACAGGGACATCTCTGTGATGATATAGATAATCAAGAACAAGTGTTGATTTTCCAGAATTAGTTTTTCCGACAAATACTTATTCTTAAAAAAATCCCAGGGCGAAATATTTACTGAAATATTTTTCAGACTTTTAAAAAATCCCCCCCTCCATCCCCAAGAAAATGCCTTTTCTTAATTTTTTCTTTCCCTTTTTCTGATGTTATTTTTAATGCCTTTTTCTAACTTTTTCTAACATTTACTTAATTTTTTCCATATTAATAGAAAATTCGACAAAATATCCTCTGAACAAAGTGAAATTCTATGTCATTCTTCTGAATCTTTGTTCTGCGTCATTCTTTTGCGTCATTCTTCTGTGTCATTCTTCCATTAAGATAAATTAACTATATTTTCTTTTATCATGCACAATAAATTATGTACTTCGCTACAATATGCATAGTTGTTTCCAAATTTTGACCACCATTTTGATCGTACAACTTTTCCGTCTACAATTTCGTTTTTTGTGATACTGTCGTATGCAATTTTCAAATATTTATTTAGTTCTTGACTTATTCCAAACATTTGTTTTTTGTTATTAAAATTAAAATAATAAACGCTGTTATTATGTGGGTTTTCAAAAAATATTTCTCTTGGAATCACGTTCATTATTTCGTATATATATTTGACCGCATTTATTTCGTTGCTTTCTGCATATGCTATTTCTAAAAATGATTGAATGACATCCATTGGAACACCTATTTCGCTATTGTAATCTAAATTTTCATCGTCTGCATATTCTTTGTGCGATATATAACAATCGTCTGCATATTGTTGTGCTCTTTCGCTAAATGTGTACATTGTGTTACAATTTGTAATGATATTTTTAAATTAATTTTTTATTTATTTTTTTTAAATCTTCAAACTTCAAAATATTCAAAATATGATCGTTTATATATTTCTGTTCACTCTCTGTGGAACATTGAATGGCATTGATTGTCCAATAGCTCTTGTCGAAGCAAACGCATTTGGATTATACGAAGGTGCCGGAGGTTGTTGGCTTTGTTGTTGGCTTTGTGAGTGTCTCTGTCCTTGATTAAATGGAAGTTGCCTACTTTGTTCCTGCTGCTGCCTCTGTTCTTGTGATTGTTGTGATTGCTGTGAGTGTTGTGATTGTTGTGATTGTTGTGATTGTTGTGAGTGCTAGTTCTGGTGATCGCCATTCTTCTTGCTCTTGCAATATTTCCTGACTTTGATAAAATTTTAATCATTTTTTTATCCATAATTAAAAGTAGCAATTATTCATCAATGCCAGCATCTTGATTATTATTCATTACATGATTCATCGCATGATTCATCGCATGATTAATCCATCGAAGTCTGTAGCGAATTGCTAATCCTTGCTCTTCTCCTTGCTCTTCTCCTTGCTCTTCTCCTTGCTCTTCTTTTTTGTCAAAAACAATACTGTACCCTTTTGATCGCAACTTTTCTGATCTTTGACTTACTAAGTCATGTTGTGGATTCAGCATAATCGCTTTGTGATTCATAATACCATTTATAATCTCTGAAGTCTTACAAATAGCATTTTTATCATTTTCATCGAGCAGTAAAGTTGTTACGCATACAGTATAATGATTTTGATATAAATTAAAATGCATATTGCCACAATGCTGTGCACCAGTACCACAATTTCTTGTGTAGTATATGTATAATGAATTTACATCAAAATCAATAGCAGATGGTAAATATTGTACATTATCAATGAGATCAATAGGAGCATTAGACAATGAGTTTTTTTACTTCCAACAGGTCGAGGATAAAGCCACCTCTAGTATAATCCAATGAAACAAAAATGTATTGTCTATGATTAAATCCATCAACAAGATCAATTGGATAATTTTTGCTATCACGCAAATAATCAAGATATCCTTTCCGGTGCATATTATTTCGAAATTCCAAAAATTGTGATTTTGTCATGATAACATCAATATCAGATATTCCGTGCGTTATTGCAGTACTTTCAAAATCATAGTTGATGTCATACGACTTTTGAGTCAATTCTTTATTCTTAATTTCTAACCAGTCTCTTGCAAAACCACCAAAAACTATGCCATGAACATCTAAAACTGCTCTCATCACGGCACAATATATGAAAAATTTCCTACGATTGCTATCATATGATCGCATGATGTAATATGTTTCGGAAAGTAAACCATTTTTTGTTGGTTTATAGCGCAAATCTCTTATTTGTTCGTATAGACGAACAATCTTGTTCATAGTCTCTTGTGTTTCTTCTTGTGTTTCTTGTAAGTCTTGCGAAGCCTGTAAGAATTCTGCCATTTTTAGTACCGACAATAGTAATGTATGTTAGAAATTTTTAATCATTTTTCTTTATTAAAAAAATGCATTAAGTATTATTTAATGCATTTTTTAAATAAAAACATTAAGAATGTTAAATATTAAAATTAATAAATCAGATGTAAAAAATTATGTGATATTAAATAGTTATGTAACAGAAGCGTTTATTAATGCATTTAATATTAATGAATATCCATTTACAAGTATTCAAATTAATAAAAGTCATTTCTTTAAACCAGAACTATTGAAAAAATACAAATACAAAGTTACGATAGATACAGGAAATGTTACTGGAATATTAATTTTTACTATTCTTAATGGTCAAAGGACTATAATTTATTATAATTATTCTGTTTTCACAATTCTAAACAATCTTTTGGAAGTAAATGTTTTATTAGATGATCAGAGTCCTCAGAGTCCTCAAAGTAGCGAATTATTTAATAATCATATATTTAGTGTTCAAAAATTACAATCTATGACCGGAGAAAAAGAAAACATATATTTCTTAATTTATAATTCTCTTACTGGATACTTATTGGAAAATATATGTTATAATAGTTCAATCTTTACAAAAGTTTATTGTTCTTTTAATAATATTAAAGCGATTGTTGAAGATTATGTACCTTCATTACCTTTCAAAGTAAGTTCTTTACTATTTGTTCCTCAGGCACATACCAACACTAAAAATACTAATCAATATAATCAATATAATCAATGCATGCAATTTCATATTTAAAGATAATAAATAACAATAGTTACATCTTTCGGGCACAACTCTTCTACCATTCTCTTTACCTTTGTCCAATCAAGACGGTCAAGACCACATCCAATACGAGGCATTGCTATGTATTTACTTTGTACATTATTGAATAGATTTACTAATGCTTGACGCATATCGTCATATGCATTTGATGGATTTGGAAGTCTTGATGAAATCTCTTTTGTTACCATGTATGCGATTTCTCTTCCTGTATTTGTACGACAAATGATAGTATCTCCAACCTTCGCATCAAGTTGTCTAAGATAGTGACCATGTGCATACTTCTTACTGAATGCAACTGCTATTCCTGCACCCATTTTGAAATCTTTTGCAACACAATGAGCAAGAGCATATTTCTCTTCTGATGAAAAAAGATCTCCTTTGATCTCTGTGACAGGCATGCTCTTTCTCTTAGTCTTATCTTTAGTTCTTATCTGTTGTCTCATTAGTTTTTCTTTGTATTGAATTTTTAAACATTTTTTAACTAGAAATTAATGTAGAATAATCATACATAATATTAACTTTATTATCAGGATCCACGTCTATCTTTTTAAGATATTCGATAAGATTACTACTTGGATGAACATTATGATCCTTAACATAATGAATATAACCTTCTGGAACTATGAACTTAATGCCGTTATGTGTTATACGCGTTTCTTTTGACCCATTTGTCTTATTACAGATACGACATCGAGAAGATCCAAGATAACAACAGTCGTTTATCAGATATTTTTCCATTAAATCTATAATATCAAAAGAAACGGGAGTTGATGTAGGTACAGGTACTGGCATTTTATAAGTATTTTGATCATATTTGGAGAAATAATAACCTTCAATGAACAATTCTGGAGATACCTTTTGGCATGGTGACTCCAATAGTTCATTCCATTGATTCTTGAGATTCTTAGGATTCTTGAGATTTTCAATTAATTGACATTTGTTCTCAATACTTTCTAATGGAGGACAATATAAGCCATACATTTTATTATCTTCTTCTCTATGATAAAATGATATAGCGTTTAACATAACGAATGTTATATTAGTTATGTTATTTTCTGTATGTTCTCTATATGCTATAGCAGTTGTATTTTGTACCTGAAAGTGCAAATTAATTGTTGGTTCTCCTAATCTGTAGAAAATCAACCCAACATATTTCATATTTGAGAATGATACATAGTAGTCGTATGTAGATTTCTTAAAATAGATCTGTTTATCGTCTTGATTGCAGGATGATAAATAATTTAAAGTATCACGATCATAAACATTATTATAATTAGATCCAGTTATCGTAAACTTATCAAGTGGAAAAGATGACGAAATAAATACTCCTTCACATACAAGAGACGATAACGGCATCTCTATATCTATTTGATCTCTTTTAGCATTCGTAGCATATGACTGATGATAAAATGAATAATATGGCATAACAGTATTAGTCAATACCGCGCTGTAATCACAAAAAGTCTCATATTCAACAAACCATGTAACAGGTTCATATATTGATCCATTATTATCTGTAATAGTAAAAGTTATGTCATATCCATCGAATACAATAATTCCATCTGGAATTAGATTTAACAATTGAATATCGTAATACTTATTTCCATTAGATTCAAAATTTCTGAGATTTTTAAGATTTGTGTATTTTGAATCTAATGATACAATATCAATATCGTGATATTTGATAGATACAATAAATTTTTCGTCATGAGCATGAGAAAGACTTTGTTGGTCTTCACAAGAATCGGCCTCAGCAAGGGGGCTATGGGGGACGGCATGTCCCCCAAAAACAACTCTAGAAATTCTATTTGCATTTCCCTTTAATTTAAGAGGATTATTATGGGATGTTATAGTATTTTTGAATGTAATATTCTTGTCTTTATAATATTTTTCCAGTTTACAACTATAAATTTGTGATCCAATGTATTGAACACAACTCATTATATCATTTTTATAATAATTAGTTTCTGTTGAAGGATCTGAGCCAATAATAAACATATTTTTATTTTGAATTAGTTTGATTATTTTAATTAGGTTTTTTATTCTCTTTCTTTTTTATTTTTTGTATTTACAAAGTAGGTCATAACAAAGGTAATTACTTTATTTACTCTTATTACTTACTCTTATTACTTATTGTTTAGAGAGAAAGGGGTCGGAGAGGACCAGTGGGTCCTCGTGGTCCGAATTGTGGGGACGCACGACAGTGGGGCGCTACTGCCTTACCAGACTTCTTTCCAACACGTTTGGGGGTGACCCAAACACAATTCTTGCCATTTGCCTGTGTGCTTCGGCAACTGGCTTGAGCAACTTTGCGACATGCAGTGGCGGGCTTCTCCTTAGGGAGATTTCCCGCAGCTCTCCATGCCTTAGAAGCATCTTGTAAATTAAATGTCTTTCCCTCCGCTTTAACTTGTTTAGAAAAGTCGCTGACATATTGTTGCCATGCATTTCTAGCTCGTTTAGCTCCTCCGAAATAGTCCATTGCGATTGGTGTATATAATACCACTATATATTTTTTAACAAAAATCTAAAAAAAATGCTATATGGTTCTATAAAATGCTAAATAAATGCGATAAAATGTTATATATGGTTCTATAAAATTCTAAATAAAGTGCTATATAATGCTATATAATGCTATAAAGTGCTATAAAATGCTATATAATGCTATGCGAGGAGGGTAATGGGGACAGCTGTCCCCCAAGCTCAGCATGAACATTGTGATTTCTTTCTAGAAGAACATTCTTTTGGAGGGCATTCGATTCCTATATCTGTACCACATACTATATTACATTCCTTTGTTATAAGACTCCCAGTATTAAGACTATTACTAGGACTAGAGCCAGCAACTTGTGTATTTTCACGATAACGTCTTATAATCCATAAAGAAGTTAAACCAAAAAACACTATAACTTCTAGAATAATTATCAATATTATAATTATTATGTTCATAATTGATATCAATTAATATATCAATGAATATAGACTATAAGTAGAATTTTCTTGGAAGTAAAAAATATTTACTATCAATATACAATTAATACTAATCAATCTATTCTTCTAAATGGATACTATTAAAGAATATTTAGAAATGTCTGAAAAATTACTTGACAACTCATTGGTATCAGGAGCAGTTGTTGTATTTTTTATCCTATTTGGAGGATTTTTAGCACCAGATTTGCCACATTCTCTTGTAAAGGTGTTTGCACATCCTCTTATTAAGATTATTTTTGTGCTAGCTATACTTTTATTGAGGAAATATTCAGTTACTGCATCTGTATTATTAACTATAATATTTATTCTTCTTGTTCAAGCAGTTACCAAATTTAGTGTCGAACGTATAGCACAAAAAGTTCAAAATGATATGGAAAAAGCGTATAAAGAAACAACAAAAGCACTCGCACAAAATCAAGATCAAAATGCACAAAGTCAAGATCAGAATGCTCAAAGTGCTCAAAGTGAAGGACAAGGACAGAAAATCATTGGACAGTACTTAAATCCTGCAGATCCAGCCCCAGCAAATGCAGATCCTGAAAGAGGATTGTATTCACAGATACCTTCTACTGATACTCTTGCAAAAGAGATCCAAGAATTAAATCCAGTATATCCTGCATATCCTGTTAATCCTACAAAATATGGTGCTTTCTCTGCTAACTAATGTGCTTATTAAGCGCTTATTAAGAGCTTATTAAGTAATTATCTGATTCTCTTATTTTTCATAGCAAGTCTTGAAGCTTTAAGTGCTTCAATATTTTTACGCATTTCTTCATTTTGGACAACTTTAGCTTTTGATTGAACAATATCAATAATATCAACAAGATTATTTGTATCATTGTACAGTTTTTGTTGATATGATTTAACCATATCATTATTAATATTGTTGCTTTCAACAAGTTGATTCATGTCGATCGTCTGACCAGTTTCTTTGTCAATAATTATTTCATCTGACTTAAACTTTTGATTATCAAATAAGTCTGTTTTTGGATCGTATAGAGCATAGTTACCAATACTAATAACATGAGAATGCATCTTGTTACCATGATAATTGTTAATTTCTGCTTGAAACTTTTCAGTATCTTCGTGATTTGAGAAAATACCACTAACTTTAATTCCATAAATATGTTTCTGTTTCTCTAATGGAGTGAAATCTATCTTTTCAATAAGTTGAGTAAGAAGTTTTGGATCAAAAGCGCATGAAGATAAATATTTTTCTGTGTATATTTCGTTATTCAATAATAATTCATTACATATTTTACGATAAAAATCTTTATCTTCATCAATACCAAACATATGTTCATTGTAACAATGTTCAAACTTATTATTGATTAAAATATTAACTTCTGATATATGTGCATCAATTAGCAACCTTAATTGTTGGTGAAGTTCAGATATAAAGAAACTTGTAACATCAATAATTAGTCTTTTCTTTATATTTTCCTCCGGAGAACAAAAAGATATTAAAGCATATTGTTGTAAATATTCATTGCTTGTCTTTTCAAATTTTATTTTTTCGTCATTAAGAAGACTTTCTGACACTTCATCATCGTGTGATGTCATTATTTACAAGTATTATAAGTAAATTTAACTGTATATAATTTTATTATAC